AAATCTCCAGTCATAGTGGCGGCCCATTTAGGGGGCAACGGAAAGCATGGGGGAGCGGGATTAGTCACCCGTGATATGTTAGTGAAGGCTGAAGAAGAATTACGTTCACGTCCTTCTGTATTAGTTGCAAAAAGTCAAGGTGTCATACATACACAACAATACGGTGTGAGTTTTTATGAAGGACCACAGATTCATGCTAAAAGCCCTGTGAATTTTTTGACTGGTGATACTAACATAGCGGTGCATGGTAGTGTTACAGGACGTGCATCTGCTTATTCAATAGTCGAGCCCACTTTGATATCACCTTTTGTTGAGAAAGTGTGTGGAGTACCACAGAAGTGGGGTGCACCCAAATTTAATAAACCTGCGTGGAAACCATGGCGAGAGTCATTAGAACATTCTAGTAAACCTTCGATTGGTATGGAAGGTGAGTTATTAGTTTGGGCGTGTGATGACTATCGCAATGCTATTTTGCCATTGTACCAGCAAGATTTTATTCGTAAAGATGTTAGACCATTAACAAACATGCAAGTGGTTTGTGGGATAGACGGCAAACGTTTTATTGATAAGATGAAGCCTAGTACATCAATTGGATATCCGCTGAGTGGCCCTAAAAGTAATTTTATAACTCAGTTGGATCCCGAAGCATACCCGGAATTTGCTTGTCCAGTGGCGTTGGATCAAATGTTCTGGGATGAGGCAAATCATATGGAGGAAGTTTATAAGCGTGGGGAAAGAGCGTACCCTATCTTTAAAGCTTCATTAAAGGATGAGCCTACAAAGTTAAGCAAGGATAAAGTTCGTGTATTTCAGGCGGCGCCTATTGCTTTACAATTGCTTGTGCGGAAATATTATTTGCCTGTGGTTCGCGTTCTATCGCTGTATCCCTTGCAATCGGAATGTGCAGTTGGGATTAATGCTCAGGGACCGGAATGGGACCAATTAGCCAAGCACGTAAAGAAGTATGGTGACGACAGAATATTGGCTGGCGATTACAGTAAGTACGACTTGCGAATGCCGTGTCAGTTGATCTTGGCGGCTTTTCGATTATTAATTGATTTTGCCAAGGCAACTGGTAACTATACCAAGGATGATGTTAGTATTATGGAAGGTATAGCAACAGATATAAGCCAACCCCTTATGGCGTATAATGGAGATCTGATCCAGCATGTCGGGTCGAATCCATCGGGACAAAATCTTACAGTATATATAAATTCTATTGTCAATTCGTTATTGTTTCGTTGTGCCTTTAGAAGTATTTGTGCCAAAAGATTGAGGAAGGAAACATTTAAAGATGTGTGTTCACTTATAACATATGGTGACGATTCTAAAAGTTCCGTGAAGAGGGGATGGGATGAATTTAACCATATATCGGTAGCGCATTTTCTTGCAGAGCGTGATATGAAGTTTACCATGCCTGACAAAGAATCTACACCGACAAAGTATATGAAGGATGAGGAGGCCGATTTGTTGAAACGGAAGAATGTTTATAATTCCGAAGTTGATTTAATTTTTGGTGCATTGGATGAGGAATCTATTTTTAAGAGTTTACATGCAG